AACAGCATCAAATGTAATTGTTGATCCGTTTACAAAAGTTACTGGTGTTAATGTACCATCACCACCATATACATCAAGTGTGATTTTCTTTAATTGATTTAGAACTGAAACATCGGCTAACGTTGCAGCATTAACACCAGTAGTAGTCCAATTTGTGGAAAAAGAATCTGTTGATATAGCACCTGCACCAGATAATGCTTGAGGAGGCTCATTAAAAATTACACTACTATTTAATATAGAAGCTTCTAAAGCTTCTATAATCTCAGTGAAAAGTGCATATAAATCTTGTATGCCATCATCTGTAAATTTTATTGCATCATCGTTAGGATGTGCAAAACTATTTGGTTTTACTTTAGGTGCTATTTTTGGTTCGTAACTGCGAAGATTTTTTTGATTTACCTGTATCTTTCTTGATAAGTTGATAGGATTCATTTTTTTATTTTTTATATTTGTTAAATAAAAAAAGGCTAGCTGAATATATCAGTCCAGCCTTTTTTATAAAAATTTAATTATTAGTTGATATAATTATTTGTCAATAAATAAGTCAACATAAATGTTTACTTTTCCAGCAGTTAATGCTTCTACAGCAACAGTTGCAAATATTTTTACATCAGCAGACAATACAACAAAGTTACCTACAGCACCATCTGCAGCCGCATCTGATACTCTTGGTACAGCAGCATCCCATACGTTACCTCCTGCAGAGATTGCAATAGCAGCATCAAAGGCTCCTACAGTTGAAGTATAACCTAATGCTATTGTAGCTGCATCTGTAGCTGAAGTAAAAGTAGTATCTACATCAATCCAAGCTTGTCTAATTACTGCATTTGAAGGTAATTGTCCAATGACATGAGTACCTATTGCTTTACCGTCTGTTGCATCAAAAACAAACTTTTTTATGACTTGTGTTCTAATTTTTTCCATTATGTATTATATTTTTTATTATTTATTAAAGAGTTACTGAAGGGATGTTTACAGATGCAAGCCAAGGATTTAATACTGCTTCTAATTGAAGTTTTGTATCAACATCAGAACTTGGAACTAATACAATTGTACGCATAGGATAACTTGTATTAGAACTATCTAAACGATAATCTAAAGTTTCATGCTCAATTATATATGCATCATAACTTTCTGTTAAAACTACATCATTTGGTTTGTTGTAGTTAAAAGGATATAATGTGAAATTATGCATGTAGCTTCTTCCACCTTGACCATCTTGTAGTCTTATAAACCATTTACGACCATCACCTTGAGATTCTAAAGCTAAAGAAGCTTCAGTTTTAACAACTGTAGATGCAAAGCCAGAACGCAATCCTACTTGAATACGTACTTTATTTGCAGTCTCTCTGTCATCTGCTACTGCAAGAGTATCATTTAAACTTACAATTAAGAAAGCATCTGCTCTATCAGCAGCACCTGCTGTTGTTAAGTTAATTGGTACAATTCTTGAAGTTGCAAGTAAAGCAGAATTAGCAATAGCTTCATCTAAAGTATTTCTTAATTCTTGATCAATTGCAAAACCATAACCAGTTGCAGTACCTACTGCAGAGTTGGCTACTATACCTACACCACCAACACCATCAATATCAATAGCAAAAACAACAAAGTCTTTACTTCCTTTTACACCATTTGTTGAAATGGATTTTGATTGTTTATTAGCATTACTTACTAAATTTTGAATTAAGTGATCAACATTAGAAGTAAATGGAGCTGTTACATAATCAGGAGTAATTGCACTAAAGGCAACTTGCTCAAAATTATTTACAGTATAATATTCATCTTTTCTTTTAGATCTAAATGCTAAACTAACATTGTATTCAGTTAATTCATCTGCATTAATAGAACTAATTAAATGAGAAGATCTTACGCCTCCTGTAAAAGCTTTACCTTTGAAAGTTTTCACTTTGCTACCATAAATAGGTAATGAAGTTACTATTGTTTCATTAATAATTGTACCAGTTGATGCATTTAAATTTTGAGATAATGCTGTTCCTTGAGCAAGATATATTGCTGGGGAATCTTGTACTGTTTGTCCAGCAGCAATTGTTACATCAGCAGGATTACTACCTAATCCACGATAATCAAATATTCCTAGTTGTCCATCAGTTAAGCTAAATCCATTGCTACCATTAAGAGATGTTTCTTGTGCAAGTAAAGATTGACCTGTACTTCCATCAGTTTTAGCTACTAAAATTTTTTCTAAAGGTCTGTGTTTCATAATTTTTTATTTATTCGTTTTGTTTATTCGTTATATTTTAATTTTGCAAGTTTGTATTCAGACGAACTTGGGTTTTCTATAGACATGCTAGCTATCGCTACAGCTAAATCTACAATTTTAGGATGTACTCTTACTGCTAAATCGCATTCTATAGGAGTTTGACCGATTGTATTTAAACCATCTAATGTATCATAAGATCCTATCCAAACTTTATTTGGTCTTTTATAGTATTCAGGATAACAGTTTAAAATAGAAAAACCGTCCGTATAAAGATAAACAGCGTAATCTTCGCTGTTAGTATCACTTGCAAAAACTATAGGAACAACTCCCCAATTGTAATCGGGCTTTCTAAAAGGAGATATTAATACTGAACTAATATCATCTTGTTGTTCTATTGTTACTGCAACGTTTTTTATTGGACAGTTTTCTTTTTGTATATCAACAGTTAATCGTGAAAATCTTAGATAAGAATATCTAAGATTATTTAGACTGAAAGAGTACAAGTTTGTAGAAGGATTAGAAGGTATAATAGGGGGTTGCTTAGGGCTTTTTATGAGTAATTTATTTATGTCATCAGTTATCAATTGAGTTTGCTCTATTGCTTGACCTAAATTATTATTACCTTCTAACCTTCCGTCTAAAAGAATTTGTATGGCATCATTTAAAAACCAGTCGATCTCCCAAGATTTGATGTTTGATTTTTGGAGTGAATCTTTTTTGTCGTATTTCACTTTGAAATCATAATGCATTTCTTGGATTGTCATAAGTATTTATACTAGTTGTTTGTTTTTTAATTGTGCTTTCATTTCGTCAATTTCAGTTTGCTTAGCTGGATTAGTTAAAAAAGCAATTACTTCTTCTTTTCTTTCTCCAAGTGTTATTGTTGTACTAGGCGTATCTGGGGTTGACCAATAGTAAGTATCTTGTTTTTCCCAAACAATTCTATTATCAAGTAAATTTTGTAAAAGAACTATTGCTTCAAAACGAATCTTACCAGGTTTTGTTTTAAAGTCTTCAAATACTTTATTGAATGTTTTAGAATTTTTAACAGTTTTAATATATGTATCTAATTCTAAGTATGCTTGAGTATCTGTAAGACTTCCTTGTTTAAGTTTACTATCTTTATCAATATTTCTAAGGTAAGTAATAATCTTAGCTTTCATTTCTGAACTCATTAGATCACTTTCTAAATTACCTTTTCCTTTATTAGTAATTTGTATTCTAGTTACTTTTTCTATTTCTTCTTCTTGTTCGTCAAAGATGTAGTAAAGTGCGTAAGGCTTTTTCTTAATTAACCATTCGTTTAATGATCCAGCAACATACTTAGATTCTTTTAACATATAATATGCAAGTTCTTGCATTGGATTATTTATATCCAATATGTTAGTACCATCTATCATACTATATTTAAAATCTTGCATGAAAGTTCTAGGTTGCCCTTTAATTTCAGGTCTATTAGTATAGTAATCAAAAGTAGTACCGTGTTTGTATTCTAAGACATGCTGTAATTTTACTTCATGTTTATCTTCACCGTTGTCTAGTTTAAAAACTTTATGAAATCCAGGATCTTTAATTGTTTTACCAATGTATGGATTTTCTACTAGTACTTCTAGTCCTGTTTTCAAATGACCTAAACTTTTTGAGTATAGTGCTTGAAGACTATCGTGACAGTTTGGTGATATTTTGGTTTTGTTTAGAGATTTTCCTTCCTCTCCCTTACCGTTAACATTCTTAAATTCGTGAATTTTGAATGTGCTCTTTCTTGGGGTTGGCTTAATGTAGACTTTTTTTGCCATCGGTCCAATATTGTATTTAAATTTTAAAAAAAAGGTAGTTTTTAAATGGAACTACCAAACCATATATTATTTATTAATCTTCGAAATCAAAAATCAATTCTCCTGTACGACTTACATCTTTAATCCAAAGTCCTGCAGATCCTTGTACAAACCAGTTGCAAGCTCCTTCTTTAGATGTTGCTTGTCCACCTTGAATTGGTGCACCAGAAGGTCCTATTCTACCACAAACATATCCGTAGTTATAAGTATTCTTTTCTTTTAACATCATAATGTTTGATTTAGAATCACCATTAGGAGAGAAATCCAAGAATGTCATACGCCAAGAATCAATTGGTCTTGCAGGATAATCTGGGTGTGTTTTACCTTGATAACGTCTATCGTCATACAAAGGATTCTTGATTACAGATACTTCAATACCTTCAGGGCCTTTGTAGTGTGTGAACTGAGCACCATAACTTAAATGGTTTGGTAAACCACCAGGAGCCTTACGTATGTAATTTGTATCTACTGTTAAGAAACCAGAAGCTGAGTTAGCTAGCATTTCATGGAACATTATAGAACCCATAGTACCAGTCATAACTGAAATAGATCTTTGGTTTTCATTATTACGAGCAAAAAAGATATCCATTAAGAAGTCTTTTAATCTTTGTTCTGTTAAAGAACTGTTAAAATATTCTTGATGACCATCTGTTAACATTTGACGTAAACCTGGTCCAGTTCTAATAGGATACCCTTTAGGTCCTTCAGAAATAGAGGCTTTACCATATGTCAAAGCAGCTTCAATACCCATGTAATATCTTTCGTGCATATCTGCTTCAAGCATTGGCATGAAAGATTTGAATTTTTTATCTCCTTTTAGAATATCAATACCAAGTTTACCTTGCATATCTCTCCGCATCATTTTATCAGTAACTTTAGCTTCTTCACCAAAATAACCAATTTGAGATTCTAGCATGAAGTAGTTACCCCATTGTCCAGTTCCATATTCATCATTAAGTTCAGATGCTATAGATGTCCAGTTTTTAGCAAACTCTCTTTGTTCATCTAAAAGTTCAATTGGAAATGCTTCATTAGGATCTCCAGTTTGCAACTTAACTATATAGATAAAACCATTACCATCAGGTGTAGGATAATTTTGTACTCTTAAAGCAAAGCGATTGTCTTCGCCTTGAATTACATCAGATGGAGCTAACCAATCTTGATCTAATTTGATTTTAAATTCAGAAAAACCTAAACCTGGTGTTGTGTTTCCAGCAGCACGTTCTAAGTTTTCCATTGAACGTAACATTGTGTATTCTGCCCCTTGTAATTTCCAACGATATACTTCGTTATCAATTTCCATTACATTGCCTGACATTTTTAACATGTTCATTAAAGGCTTAGAACTAAATCTACTTGTAGCTGTATAAATACGATCTAAAACACCTTCAAACACATGAGGTTTATCACCATCATAAAATGCTCCTAAGTGTTCCGAATCTATAAATTTACCACCGCCTGGTTTGTAATCTACTAATTTGAGTTGACTTTTAAAATTCATATTTGTTTTTTATTATTATTATTATTTAAACATATCCTCTGTGAGTTCGTTCTTTCTTCTACCAGCAGAACCAGAACTAGAGAATCTGTTTGTGTTTGCTTTTAATGCTTCTCTAAGTTTTGATTTTACTTTTTGAGTTTCTTTTGTTTTTGTTTTATTTTCAATATTCTTCATATCAAAATTAGATACTAAGAACTGAGCTAACAAAATAAACTTATCAGGATCTACTAAAGCTTCATTTAGTTTAGTATTAAACTCAGTAGTAACTTCACCACTTTCTGTTTTATACTTTTTATAAATAGCTTTTTCTATATCTTTCTGTTTGGTTATAGGAACACCGTTTATTTCAGATTTTGCTAAGGATGTTTTTATTAGCTTGTCTGCTTCAATTTGTTGTTTTTTCAGAGTTTCTTGATACTGTATATAATCTTCAGTATCTTTTTGTTTTTGTTCTGTTGCAATCTGTTTTAATTCAGGACTTGCTTCATCTTTAACAAAATCTTCAAGTTCTAACGTATCTTTTAAATTCTGAACATACTTTTTAATCTTTTGTTCATTGAACTTAGTAGTCTTACTAAAATAAGTTTTAGCTATTTCTTCTAATTGATCTTCATCATCATAATTAATGTTGTCATAATCAATTTCTGAAGGTTTAGAGAACTTATCAATTCTTTGATTTACATAAGTATCAAAATTTTGTATTACTTCATCAACTACTTCTTTTTCGATTTTCTCTTTAGTTGTAGTTAATAGTTTTTCTATGGTTTCAGGTTTCCCGTCAAATTTGAAATCTTTTTCAACTTCAAATAATCCCCAATCTTTTAATGTTTCAAAGTAGGTATTGTAAAGATCAGCATCATCAGCATCAGAATCTTCATCATCTGATTCATCAAATTCTTCTTCATCAGATTCTTCATCAATGTTATCGTCTTTTGGTTTGACTTCTTGATCATCGTCTATGATTTCATCTTCATTTAAATCTGTTTCGTTTAACAGATCTTTCTCTTCCCTTTCTTCTTCTTGTAAATTGTCGTCTTCATCGAAAAATGATTCTAGGTTTGTTGTTTCACTCATAATATAGTTGTTTTTTTGTTAAAATTATAATAGGTTTTTGGTTTTACTAATAATATATAGCCAATAGTTTATTTTTTATTTGACGTTGGCTTCTTATTTGCAGCTATTTTTTTAACTGCAATTTCTTTTTCTTTAATTTCTTTATTGATTAATAATTCTTTTTCTTTAAGAGATTTATTCACATTGAGTTCTTTTTCTTTAGTCATTCTGTTAAGACTTAACTCTTTTTCTTTAAGATTTAATTCTCTTGTTTTAATCCTTTCTTCAAGTTTCATTTTTTCTTTTTCAAGGTTTAATTTTTCTGAATCATCATCAGGAATTGATTTTTGAAGATCATTTAAAAGCTTTTTATCATTTTCAATACTTTCATGTATTCTATTTGCTTCTTCGTTTTCATACATCATATCAAGCTCTTTATTTTTCTGATCAATTTGTTTCTGAGTATTTTCTAATAAAGTTTGATTTTCTCTTTCTTGTGCTGCTTGTTGTTGTTTTTGTTTTTTATCTAAAGCTAAATCAAGTTCAACTTCAATTTCAGATAAAGAATCTGCTTTATACATTTTAACTAGATCTGAAAGTTCAATCATTTGATTACTAACAAAAGCATTAAGTTGTTGTTCAATTTTATTAATAATTTCTTGTTCTTTTCTAGCATCAGTAATATAGACTCCGATATCAGAATTTAAAACATCTCCATCGAGTTTAATAATATCTAAAGATCCATTATCTAACATAAATTGAATTTTTACATCATCTCCTTCTTCTAATCTTGTTCTATAACATTCATAAGCTGTTTCTAACAAATGATTTAATACATGTTCCCATAATTGTTCATGTTTAAAAAACAAAGGTTCTGTAATGTGTGAAGACTGAAGTAAATTTTGTTGTGCATTAGTTACAGCTTCATTTGCAGATGTAGCACCTATTCTTGGTAATGTAACACCTGCAGACATTGCAATTTTCTGTTCTATAGCTTCTAATAAATTTACATAGTTAAGTATTTGACTTGTATTAGATCTATCAATAGAACTGTTTATTGCACCTCTTTGATGTGCTCCTGGTTCATCACCACCTTGTAATCCGTTGTAAACATATACGTCTAATTCATCAAGATAGTATAGTGTTTTTTCTAAATCAATATTAGGATCTAATAATGAAACATCTATAGGCATTGTTTTACCTCTATCTCTAGCAACAAGTTTTAAAAACTTATGCATTATTACAAAGTATAAAAACTGATATGGTTTCATTCTATCCATTACAGATGTTATATCTGTATTCATATTTTCATAGATTAAACCTACTATATTTAGTTTTACAGAATATGGATCATCAATAGGTTTCATTTGAACTCTACATGGTCTTATACCGCAATATATATTTTGTCCTATTCTTACAGCTTCCCATGTTTCAGGATGCCATTCCCATTCTATTGAGATGTCACCAAATTCTTTATTTAATTTATATCCTTCTGAAACAATTTCTTCTATTTCTTGTCCTGTTTCTAAATCAGTAGTTTTAAGAAAACCTATTTTCTTTTCAGAAATCCATGTAACATAATATACTGTTTCATCAGTGTAAGAAGATTGATCATAACTACCTTCATCCCAATCAATAGCTTCAGGATGACCTAGAAATGTAAATTCTAAATTATCAAAGTGATAATTCATTTCTTTAGAAGGTATCATGTTTTCTGATACAGCATAATAACTATTTTCTAATAATAGCTCTAAATCTTTTTTCTTTAAATCTCTACCAAAGTGTTTTATAATGTCTGCAATGTTAAGTCTTTTTCTAAAACCAGCATAAATAGAATCTTGAACATATTTTACTTCTGGTGATTTACGATAGAATACAGAAAGTGGATTTAATATTTCTAAATGAGGATTATCATTTAATATTCCTATAAGAATAAATTCTTTACCTGCTAAAAGAGAATGTTTGAAGGCATCGTTCTTTTTACCTTTTATGTCTAATTGTTTAATTAGAGATTTAATTATTTTATTTGCAGTTATCTCTTTTTTTGTTTGATATTTTGTAGTCATGAACTTTTGTATTTCATCAGGGTTCATTACTTTATCAATATATCTTTGAGATCCTTCTTCTTGTTGTGCTTGTGCTTGTTGATCTGCTTGTTCATCACCACTAGGTTCTACTGGTGGGTTTTTTTGTTGAAACTCTTCTTTAAGTTTCAATTGCATTCGTTGAATTTCAGATTCTATAAAAGCATCGTAGAGTTTAATCTTTTCAGATTGTCTTTCGTTAAAACCTTCTTCATTTTCTAAGACAGCTTTAAAGTTAAACGGTCTTTTAAGCTCTTCACCTAAAAGAACATTAATAATATTATAACTGAAGTTATAAGGTTGGATTTTATCATTTTCTTGACCTATGTCTAAACCTAATGGATTAAATATTCTTTCAAAATCTTGTTGGTTGATTATATTACCATACAATTGATAATTTGAAAGCATTCTTTCATAATCAAAACCATTATTATGAACTGTATTGTTTGATAATCCATCAGCATTAGTTATAATGTGATCAACTATTGATTTAGCCCATTCAAAGTCATTTTTAGACTTCTCCTTGTAACTCAACCTTTGTATTGGAAATTTTCTCATGTTTTTTAGGGAATAAATATTTGTTATGTGTTAATATTTTTAAATCTATTTCTTTTTTGGTAGATTCTTTTTCGAATCTATTAAATCTTTCTGTTATTCCTATGACGCAACCCATGAAACCCATTACAGCATCAAAGTTACCATCACGGTTATAATATATTAGTTGTTTTAGTAGTTGTCTTGATTTAATTAATGAATAATTGAATATTGTTTTATCTTTGTTAGAAGATCGTATTTCTTTTAACCAATCAGCAAGATAATGTTCTGATTCTTGTTTAACGTATTGGTTGTGCATTGGATATCCATAACTAAGAGTTCCTCCTGAAGTATATGCTCCTTTTTTAGATAGTATATACTCTGGTCTTGTAGCTAAGAAGTTAAGTTTTCTTTTTCTTTCAAAGTATTCTTTAACTGTTCCTCTTTCAGATTCAAAGAAAAACATTCTATTTGATATGCCATAAAAATGACAAAGTTTTTCAGCTACTTCATTTGCTACATCTCTACCTTGCTTAGGTCTTCCATTCCATTCAGCTACTATCTCGTTACTACCATACTGATTAAAGTATTTAGGTGTTTTCATAACGTACACAGAGTTTACTGATTCTCCACTGTCATCGTCTTTACCCACTGGATCCATAGAAATTACATAAAGTTCTTCTGGTATCTTACCATCAACTGTTATTGGTGGTTCGTACATAATTATTGCACCTTCTCTTGATTGTCTTGGGTTTATTGGAAAATCAGTGAGAGGAGTGTCATCAGATAGATAGTATGATACTCCTGTAGCTGTATCAGGATCCCATTTTAAATCTATTATTGTTTCGTATTGTTTATATAGTTGTTTAGATTCTATTTCACTTAATAGTTGTTGTAATTCTACAGTAGGAAATAAATTAAATTTATCGCTTAAAAACATTTCAGAGGGCACAATAGGATTATATTGTACATACATATTGTATGTGTCTGATGATTCTTTTTTTTTCTTTTCTCTTATTTTAGTTTCTTGATCTATAGCTAGATCCATGTTTGTGTTACCAGCTTTATCTTTATAATCTATTTTACCATTTAATGCTGATATAAAATATCCTATTTTACCAGTTGCTTCATAATCATCGTTTAATGCTAGTATGTTATATGCCTCTGGATTATTAAACATTTTTTTCGCATCCAATGTACCTTTGTCCATATCACCACCAGTTCCTAGATAACAACAACTACCAAATTTAGTTGTACCTGACTTCATAGTTTCTTCATCATTCTTAAAAGTTTCTTCAAGATTTGAAAACAAACCAGACTCTTCTTTTATTAGAACTGCAGCTCTTGTACCTTGTGCTGCGTAAGCGTTATCTTTATAAGTTCTATGTTTGATTGCAGAAAAGCTACCTGCATCTCTCCATTTCTTTCCTTCTTTCTTTTTGTATTTTGCAATTATCTCTTTACCTGCATTCCAACTACCCATATATTGTTTTGATAGTGGACTTGGATGATAAATATTATTTATTAGTTGACCACCAGGTAAGTTATCTAATGATAATTTTAGTTTCTTTAAAATGTCACTTGAGTATTTTGCATCTTCTGCCCCTACTACTATTTCTGTAGCATTAGGAGTAACTCCTGGTTGATATTCTTTAGCTCCATCAAATAACCATTCATGTAAGATGAATACGTTAGCTACAGTATATGATTTACCAGGACCCCTGTTAGCCATCCACATAAAGTCTGATGCTTGATTTGTAAACAATGGTGAGCCTATATCTGTTGTTGTATTACGAATTAAATCACGTATGTTTGGTATTTGTGTTATTAGTTTTTCTTCTTCAGAAGGTATTATTATGTTTGCAGTTTCTATGTAGTTTAGATAGTTTTGTATTTCAGGTTGTTTTGAAAATCCTGATAAACCTCTAGCTTCTAACCAGTAGTATGTTACTTCCCATAAAAAATCAAAACATAAAGGTCTTACTGGAGTTTTAGATTTAGAGAATTTGTTTTTATTGTGTAAGATAGTACCAAAATTCATATAGAAATAAAGGTTACCTGGCACCCATTTACCTCCTACCCAATAACCTTCTATACAACGCTTCTTTTGTTCTCTCCAATAGTTTTTGTATTCTAAGGATAGAGGGTGTAGCTTTGGTATTTCCTTTTCTATAAAAAGTTCGTTGTTAATTATCATATTTCATTCTTTTCAGATAATGATTCTACACTACCCCCTTTGATGTAAACCTCACCTTCTTCTTTGTTTATCTCTTCAATTATTTTAAAATAAGAATCCCAAAGCTTAGATGTGTTAGTCATCATTTTATCTAACATTTCAAATGTCATTTCATTGTATTCTTGTTCTGCAATAAAATCATCTCGTTGTTCTAATTTTGATTCCCAATTAATTAAAGCTTTTTGTGCTTTAGATAATACTAGTTGTGTAAAGCTGTCTATAAGATGTTTATGCTCTGTTAAAGATAGATTGTAAATGTCATTTTGTATTAATTTCAATCTGTCTTTGTTTGATAGTTCTTTGAATTTGTTGTGTTCTGATTTATCACAATAATATGTTACAGCCCACATTAGTTTCGAAGAGTTATCTTTTTTTGAAGACTTGTCTTTGTTATACAGTTCCTTGAAAACAGAGAAATGTTTAAATGTGTGGTTTACATTCCAGAAGTTTCCAGATAAATCGTATGAGTCTAAAGTCATATACTGTTTTAATTGTGTTAACGTATGATTCTAATAATTGCATTTGTTGTTTTTTTGGAGCTATCTAATAGAATCGAACTATTAATTTCTCATTACAAGTGAAGAGTTTTGCCATTTAAACTAAGATAGCTTAGGTATTTATGATTCTATACCATCAATTTGATTTTCATATAACATTAATGTTAAAAATTCTTCTGTATCTGAGTTTAATATGTTTTTATTTACATTAAACTTTTGTTGTTCGAAGTGTAACTTTGAAAAATGAACTATGTCACCAACGTTTACATCAGAAACTTGTGGATCTTTTGCAACTACTACACCTTTGTTTTGATAAGGATAATCCATATCTCTATATCTTTTTTGCTGTGCTGAATCAAGGTAAGGTATCTGTAGTGTTCTTGATAAACCTGATTCAGTAATAGTAGTTAGTTTAAAAGGTCTTATTAGTACTTTCTTGTTTATTAATTTAAGGTTAATGGGAAGTTTAGTACTTTTTAGTTTCTTATTGTATTCTAGTATTTGATTGTTTTGTTCGTCTAACATGTTAGTTTTATTATCAATTATTTTAATGATCTCAACGTTTTCTTTTTCTTTATCGTTTGCCATTTCATTAAAAAATACTTTTGTCTTTGAATTGTCTTTGTTGAATGTGTCAAATTTTCTTGCCATAACTAATTGTTGTTTTTTTGTTTATTGTGTTTTCTAAATTTTCGTAATTTCCTTCTACTACAATCCAATCATTAAGACATTTTAAAAATAATTCTGTCCTTGTTTTAGATTTATATAGCTTAGGAGTAATGTGTTCTCTAATACTGGAGATTTCAAATAACTGAAATGATGTTTTAACTATTTTTGTTTTTAAAGTTTGTTCATCATCTTTTATAAAGGTTAATACTTGTTTAAATTCCATTTCTTAGTTCCCACAGTTTATCAAATTTTAATATCAGAGTTTCTCTATTTATTTTATTGTTTTTGTAATCTGATATTGCTCTTTTCAAGAGATATTTTATTTTCTTCCTGTTTATTTTAAATGAACCAAAGTTATGAAGTAATACATTTCTTTTTAATCTTAGTTGTTCTCTTACAAACTGAAACTGATAATTAATTAGAAATGTAATTACTTCTTCAGAAACATTATGTTTTTCAGATAAGAAAGCTTTCTGTTCCTTCGTCATTGTTGATTAATACTTTTAATCCTCTGAATCTTGGTAGTATCCCTGTTGGTTCTACACCTAAGAATTCTTTCAATGCTGCATAGTCATTCCATGTTAAAGCTATATATTTTGCATTAGAATTAATTTTTATTAATTCTTCCATTTTATCAAGTATGTTGTTCATGTTGGATATTATCATTATTTTGTAAATTAATTTGTAGTAAAATTTCACTATTATTCAATATTTTGTTTTGTAAAAAAGAAGACAGTAATATTATGTTGTCAGGTTCTTTTATAATGTATTTCTTTTCATGTAATGAAGAGAGTGTTACTGATAAACTTGATTTTACTAACTTATAATTATGCATGTCTTTCATTTTTTCAATAACTAATAGTTTGTTCTTACTGTTAAATCTAGTGTATTCTTCTTCTACATCTAAGAGTAAAAACTCTACTAAACATAGTCTTTCTAATTTTTTCAATTGGTGTTTCTCTGGAAACAATAGATTTATTAATTCTAAAGCTTTGTTATAAGTTTCTCTTTTGTTTCCGTTTAATGTCTTTTTTATCATTCTGATAAAGTTAAATATCTTTTTAGATCTTTTAATGAATGATCTTTTTTCAATTTCTCTATGACTTCTTCTTTTATTTGAAATACTCTTAAAGGTATAACATCTACTTTTTTACTTATTTCTACCAAACTAGATCTTTCACAATCAATACCATAGAATCTAACGATAATGTCTTTTTCTCTTTTTGTAAGTTTTGATAGTGCAGTATCTATTTTCTTTTTGATTATTTTATCTGTTACTTCATGATCTAATACAATAGGATCATCTGGTATGTTTTCCATAATAGCTTCATCCATTTGTTTTAATACTGATGAAACATTATTTCTTGGGAAATAGATCAATTGGTTATTGAGGAGAAACTTGTATATTGCGTCTTTTATATAGAATACTCCAAAAGATATAAACTTAATGTTTAAATCAGGATTAAAGTTTTCAAGAGCTTGTATTAATCCTATTGTTGCTTCTTGAAACAAATCATCATTATCAAATTTACTTTTATTAAAAGGTTTAACACAGTAAGCTACAAATTTTAAATTGTGTTCTATTATTTTGTTTCTGATAGATATAGCTTTTGTTTCATTATACTCTCTTATTAGTTTTAACTCTTCTTCTTTTCTTAAAGGTTCTTTAAAATGGTTTTTCATAATTGTTGTTTAATATAGTCAACATATAAAAATTAACAAAAGTTCCCCCCTTGCGAGAAATATTTTATTATTTTTCACAATGTTCAATTTATCTTTCAATTTGGAAGTAAACAGTCCGTTTGTTCACCCCTGGATACTATGATCGTTGTTAATTCAACAGACTACCCTAATGTCTTATGTATCCATATTTACTTTTAATATGAAAGATGTTTTTCGAGCTATCGGAGAAAACGGTGTTCGCCATCATTAAAGAATGTTTTTCTTTAGAGGTTACTTACTCAATCCAACTTCTGAACTACTAATTACCTTTCGGCCCTCGTAGCTGATCTCTATGGGATTAGAGGCTCTAAGTATGTCTAATACTATGGGATGTAATCTAATGATACCTTTAGCATGTATGTTTAGCACATATTTTGTATTTAAAGTACTGATTTGATATACTGTTAATCCTTTGTATTTTCCAAAGGGTATAACATCGTTAAAGTTCCATAGGTTATTCATACTAATACAATATAGTTCTTTTTTTATCAAAGTTATAATAAGTTAAAAAGTTTTATAAACTTTTTGGCTGTTTTTCTTGTGTTTTAAAATGTAATGTGTTTAAAACCAGTGAAAAAAAAAATTATATTTTTTTAAAAAAATTTTTTATATTTTTTTAAAAGTTCTCTATGAAAGAGGGAGGGGGGTACCTCCCTAAGAACCCCTTCTTAGTTTTGAACTTAAAAAGTAAAATTATGAAAATTTCACGTATAGCCGTAGTGGCTACATTCTTGCCTCCTAAAGAAGGAAAGAAAATGTTTACACGTATCGTGGGCAAAGATTGCCTGCGATTATTACCTGAGATGTATCAACAATGCCTTAATGGCAAAGTTGAAAGCATCGCCTTTAAGAAAGGCGAAGAGTACATGGGATTGAACCAATGGGATGTAGATCCCGAAGGAGTAGTTGAGCATGACTTGTTAGCTACTGCTATCAAGTTGAAATCAGCGGATATTAATGCCGCTGATCTCCAAGCAGCTAGGCTCATGTGGTGAAAGAAAGGGGGAAACCCCTTTTTTTTGTTTTGTTTTGTTTTATATTATAGTAAGTGAGTGAGTATGAGTG